AATCCATTCACGCTTCTTTGGCTTATTTGATTGTTTGTGGTCCATAATCGCTTCCGCGCCAGCATGAACACCACATAGATCAGTCGTACCCGCATAGACTTCAGGGAAATGCAACGATACCTCAGTACCCCAATACTCGTTACAGTTGATTAGACCTTTTTCAATGATCTGCTTGGCCATCATGTGACTTGTTTGACTGTATGGATTACTACCTGGGTCTCCGATGATATCATCTTTAATATAGTTTTCAATCCACTTATGCATACGAGTGCCGCGACCTGCTGCCTCAGTTGTGATTTCAGCAGCTTTTTTATGTCCTATATTGTTACGCCAGTTTTGTAGTGCTTTAACTGACTCTTCAGATTTAGTCGCGTCTAGGATAGTCGTTACGCTAGGGACTTTAAAGCCATCTGGGGTAAGATACCGTCGTTTACCGTCGACGGATACCTTTTTCATTTCGTTATAGGGAAACTTATTGGTTATTGACATAGTTGCATGTTACTACAGTAGCGATCATATGTCAACAGATATGGTTATTTCATTGCAGATTTAGCCATTTTGGCTACGATTTCATCTTGCTTATCGTCAGGAGCATCAAGAGCGTCTTCTTCGCCTTGTCCTACAAACAGTACTTTGTCACCTTGAATGTTTTTGATAAGGTCCTTAAGCGGAGGCACTTTAATCATGTTGTATAGATCGTTTACATCTAATATGATATCATACATTTGAAAATAGTCAAGTAGCTCGTCTACTGTATAGTCTTGAGGATCGATATCTCCATCCTCAATATCCTGCTTTAACTGATTTATTAAAGCAACGATCTGAGTTACCTGAGCTTTTTCCTGATCAAATTCAAAGAGACGCATTATTATCTCTTTGCGCGACCGACGCTACCTAAACCCATATCAGGCTCTTCTTCAGGCATCGGAGGAATCTCTTCGCCGCCCATGTCATCCATATCGCCCAAATCATCTTCGGGACCCATGCCACCTAAATCATCTTCGCCACCCATTTCAGGAGGTCCACCGAATGCATCCATACCACCCTGACCAGTCAACCCACCTAATGCCGCTGTCATTTTGGTCTTTGCTTCTTGAAGGGCGGTGTTGAGTGCAGTTAATGTTTCGCCAGCTTGCTGATTATATGATTCACTCTCGTTCGCGCCGATCTCTGATTGAATCGAATCAACAAGCGCAGGAAGTTCTTTAACGAGCATGTCATTAACGTCTTCGTAATACTTCTGAATAGAATCAACCATATCTTGTGCAGCAAGAATGACTTGTGACTTTTCTACTTCTTCATTTTCAAACACGATGCGAGGAGTCTTTGCGATACGCAAATGTTGCGCTAGAACTTGCTCCATGAACTTCAACTTCATGTAAGTTGGATTGTTCTGTGCCTTATGAAAGTCAGGTGATCTTTTTGATTCATTGATCAAGCCATTGACTTTAGTGAGCATTGCCCGAGTCTTAGGACGATCTAGGTTAGTTACATCAAAATTCATAGCGAATGACTCTCTCAGAGCCTTAGCTGCGACGTTCTTCTTGTCAAAATCATTTAGTTTCATAGGTGTTACTCTTCCGTGTTGATGTAGTATTTATCACAGATATTTAAAATTCATCTTATTCTTGCCAGTGAACTTTTTAACCTGTATCTGTCTTGAATTATTTATATAAGAATTGATTTCAGCGACGATTTGCTTTCGCTTGATAGTATCTTCTTGTACCTTGATGATATATATGTCTTTGGTAAATGAATCTGTTGCTAGTTTTAGCTTGCGTCTATGAACAGCTAAGTCAACGTCGATGCCACATAACTTCATGTCAAGTAACTGAATCTTACTGGCCTCACGTTGTTTTGCTGAGTTTCTGAATACACACCAGGTCAGTGCGTTCTTTAACAACGCAAACTCATATGATGATTCAGATCCTGATATAGTTACTTTGTAATATTCATCCCTAGTTGGAGCAATGGTGTATTTACCGAACAAAGAATATTTGCCTAACCTATCACACGTAATCAATACGTCACGTAGATCGGCGTTTATCTCTCTGGTAAAGAACTGATCAAGTTTAGTTGCGTTCGTCATGTTACCTCAAAGTGAATGTTCTTTAACTCAGATGATGTATCTAAGAAGTTGGACAGCATAGTAAGTTGATCTTCGCATAATATCATTGGAATACCGTTGCAATCATTGTATAACGCTCCTAATGGAATAATTCCGTTCTCAAATACACTTGCATGTTGTACTTCAAACTCAAACTTCCAATAGTAACTAATCTTGTCTTCTTTACTATACAAAAAACCAAACTTTACAAAGTCAGCTTCTTGCATTTCTATTCTTATCGGCACCTTGACAACTTCGGGCTGTGACCGTAATGATATTGCTTGTAGTACTGTATCAAAGTTACATTGTGTATTGCGTTTACGTAACCATTCACTTACATTATCTTCATTAGGCCTTGACCTGTTTAACACACCAGTATGAGTGATATTGAATAAGGTATAGCAGCATATACGGTGTGACATGAAGTATTTAGAACATAAAAAACCCGAGAATAATTAAATTCTCGGGTTTTCGTTAGTATGTCTAACTAATATTAGTTAGTGAAGGTAGCTGAAGCTGTACCAGTAGTAGTATTAGCAACTGAAGCAGCAGTAAGTGCTGTATTGATTGCTGCAACAACGTTAGCGTTTGCACCGTAAGTCGCATCAACAACAGCCCAAACAGCAGTTGGGTAAACAGCAACTGCAAGAGTATCAGGACCAGCAGTTGTGAACTCATAGATGTAGATAGTTGCCTTTTGCTGGATAGTTTGAATCATTACGTTTACTTGAGTTGTGCTGAAAGCAGTTGAACCCGAAGCAGTGATAGTGAAGTAGTCAAGCTTTGGACCTTGTGGCTGAACAGTAGCAGCAGAAGTAATAGCGTTGATTGCACCAGCGGTATATGCTGGAGTATCCATGTTAATTACTGGCTTATAGTCACCGTTTGTACGTGTAAATTGTGTCATTTTGTTATTCCTTCAAAAAAGTGAGTTCATTGACTCATAAATATATTTATGCTAGGAATAAAAAAAGTCGGTTTTGACAATAAGTTTTACAGTTTTGGGTAACGTCTACGTCTTGATTCTGCTGTCGGAGCTGGAGCCGGAGCTGGAGATTTACCTGCGAATGTTTTCTTGTAGTCACTGATGATTTGTTTTACAATAGCTGCATATCCTTTTGGATCAGACAACTTTAATGCATTGATTTGTGCCTGTACCCCTGCTGCGTTGAGAGGGGAAGCATTAGCAGCAGATTGTGGTGCTCCTGCAGTGGAACCTGCTGCGGGAGTTGCTGCGGGAGTTGCTGCGGGAGTTGCTGCGGGACCTGCGGTAGAACCTGCGGCATCGCTGCCTCCGGATGATTGAATCGAATATGCAGTAGTAGCTAAATTTCCTAATGCAGTTTGTGTTGCTCTGCCGACTTTGTTTCCGTCTTGAATAACTGCGGCTTCAAGCGCACTAATCAATTGGGAAACATGCGTTGCCTCATCAGCATAGTTTACGCCCTTCATGAAGTTTTTGAACCAACGTGACATATAATCGGTAACGCTTTTCGCGCTTCCGCCTGCTGTATCAGGGGCGGCGGCATCTGCCTCAACAATGCTTTCAAAAAGTTTATTTAACTTGACGTATTTGGTTTCAGCAATGTAATATTTCTTGTTTTCCTTGAGAACACTGAGTCCAAGTTCTTTCCAAGTCAATCCTACTGCTTCAACCAGCTTGTTGATGAAGTAAATCTTCCAAGCTTCAGTCATTAGTTTACCAGCAGCAAGATTGCTAAGTGCGCCGCCTGCAAAGCTAGGATCAAGCCCACCTGTTTTAATGATCTGTTTTACAGTACCTAATGCGTTGTCCCATTCAGGTGTTCCCTTACGATCCGCCATTGCATTGATAAGTTCTTTAGTCAGTGCTATCTTCTGATTTTTATCAGTGGCGTTTTTAATCGCAGTAGCAGCACCCTTGATGTAGTTATTAATGTTCTGTGTAGTTTGTTGTTGAGCTTGTCTTTGTTGCTGCTGTGATAACGGAGTACGAACATCAGTAGGTGCCGTAGGTGCCGTAGGTGCTGCACCTGGTTCCCCTGCTGCAGGTTCAACTGCGGCGGGATCAACTTCTGCTGTATCTGGTGCAGCATCAGGAGTAGGTGTCGCTGCCTTAGGTACAATCAGTCCTGATTGAAGCCCTGAGTTTAATGCATTTGAGGCGTTGGATATAAAGTCATTGATGAACAACTTTTGTGTTCTATTGGATAACTTAGTACTAGGATCAGCAAATGCTCCCTTAACTGCATTTCCTATGTCGCCAAAAATGCCTTCTTCAACTTGCTGCTTACTACCAAACTCATTAATCTTCATTTTTCTTCCTCAAACTTTTAGAAAATCTTGCTTGATCTTTGCCTTTGATTGCACTAAGCAACTTCTTCTCTAGAAGTTCAGCCTTCTCAGGAGAATAGTTGCGTTGCATCAGTTCTATCAGGTTGATAGCACTTGTGATGATGTTGGACGCCCGCGATTCAATGACATGATTAATGTCACGACTTTCACCGTACGACTGCAACTCCTCAAGGAGACTTTTTGTTTTCTTTTGCATAGAGTGTAAAGATCCTACTGATTGTATTTATTCATAAAAGTCAAAACTATTTCTTTAGTGAGTTAAGCATTGCCTTTAATTTTGCACTCTGTACATCTGGAACAACTCTTTTTTCATCTGTTCCCATAGTGTTGTGAACAGCATCGTTTATTGTACCCACAGTACTAGTGTTCTTGATTTGACTCATGATTTGACTTGCACTAGGTTGTGGTTTACTATCGCCTTCTGGATCTTCATCTGTAATACGCATCGTCTCAATATTATACTCTAAGTCAATCTTTTGACCAACACCAGTAGATGAACGAGACTTCATACACTGAATCTGATACTTGCCCCGCTCACGCATTGATCGTGAAGTAAAGATACCGAACACGTTGTCAGCAGTATTGATCTTTGAAATACCACCTGCAATGTGACTGTGATCAAACTCGATCTCTTCAACAGCCGAACGATTTAACTGAGATGCAGTTACCATTAGAACGCCTAGTTCTTTCGCTAGGTTTCTAAGTTCTTCTGACACATACTTGTCCTTGATAAACTGATCGTAAGGATTTACCTTGACCGATACGGGCATGACAAGATCAAGATAGTCAATCATCACAAAATCCACTTTGATTCCAGTTTGTATTTGAACTTCTTTGAGATAACTGCGAATGTCGTTCACTGTGCTTTGTGCTGGCAAGCCCTTAACACGATACTTACCAGACT